CAATACTCTGGATCTATCCAAGGAAGAATAAGACCAATTTGATCATCATTAAGAGCATCAAGAAAGTCAACACCGGTATCGCAATTAAAAACAATCCAAGGGCTAACCCTACCATTAGCGATGTGATGACACACGCGATTAGGATTGCCAAACCTAAAATAATCACTAAATCCATTTTTAAATTCTCCATGCTCGTCTGCATAATCCTGCATCTCCTTTAGGGCACGTTCAAGAGCATCTTGGACTGCTTCTTTACGCATATACTGTTTAAGATATTCTAAATATACTCGCTCATGCGTCCAATGATCAAGTTTTTTATTTTCTTTGATCACCCAATCTATAAACATTTTTGGGTTGACTGCACGGATACCTACCATGTGACGTCCAAACTTGACAAAGGCACGATAGTAAGGACTAGCAACGAAGTCTGTGTATGACTTCATCTTAGCCGAACCCTGTGTTAGTTCATAGAAGCGTAGGTATGCCTGAAGTCCAAACTGTACACCAGTTTCTTTTTCTTCCTGCCAGCGTCGTTTTTCTTCGCAAAGATGCACAGCAAGACTCGATTCCTTGCGAAATTCTTTACTACAATATCGGCACTTATAGCTCGGCTTTAATTGATTTGTCATCAAGTCCGAGGTTTCGTGCCATGTCTGCAATATCTCGTTTATCATTGATTTTTGCCATTAGGTCTATTTCATCAGATTTCATATTAGGATATAACTTGGCCAAGAACTTTTGACTTTTATTATCCCCTTCTTTTTTCTTTGCGGCCAACCAATAGTGGAACTGTGGGCCCATTGCTGGACTAACGCTAGTACAGGCTAACCATTGGAGTTTAGTGTGTTTACTGCCTAGCTCAAAGAAATGTTTGTTTACACGTTCATTGGTAGCCATCAGATAGTAGGCTTGTAAGTCTTTATTACCACTGACATTAGCACCGTATTTTAACATGAGATATGTTGAAAATTTCTTACGATCTTCATCAGTAAAGTTGTCATAATAAGCACGATCCTTGCGATCGTATGCCTGCATTTCATATTTGATTTCTAAACTACTGCTCACTTCTTATTCCATCCCTTGCTGAGATAACTTAATATTCTATCTACACTAGACTGCATGTTATTATATTTGTTTTTTAATGCGGCAATTTCATCTGCTTGCCGATTAACTAAATCTCTCAATTTATCAAATTCTACTCTGCTTTCGCGGATAGTTTTATCATGACTCATTAAGTTTGGACGCGGTGGGGCATTTGGGTCTACTTCACGTTTCTTTTTCTGTTTAAACATCTTTGGGTTAAACATCTTTATATTCCTCCGAGAGCTTATATATAATTATACATTCTTCTACCGCATGTTGTAAAGCACGATTTCGATTTCTATGTTTGTAGATATCCGTCCACATGCGCTGTTCAACCAATTCTTTGGCCTGCCAGCTTTGTCCAATCATTATACGTTCTGTAGTGCCTTCTAAGCGAGCATAGGTAGTTAGCCCACCATCGGGGCTTTCGTAGATGTATGTTCCGCCTGGTACTAGATTACCCATTCCAATGTCTCATGATACCTGCTATGATAAACAAGTTAGTAACGATATATAATGCCACTATTGCTGTTCTAAATGTCGCAACGACGTCTGCTTCTTTATCAGTGATGCCTTCTTTCTGTCCAAGAGCTTTGGCCCAAAGTCTCCACATTGTTAATCCTTTCTTTACCATATCTTACTATAGTCCACCACTTCGCTTTGGCGACTAATATCTTTAACAAAATAAGCACACAATGGATGTGGGCCGTCATTGATAGGTACTGCTAACATCTGTCCCGGACGTAGTTTTGGGAAAAACCATTTGACGTCTTGATAGATATCTACTATCTCAATTGGATGAAACTCAGGCTTAAAGCTGTCTAGAGGATTAAAACAGAACACGCTAAATCCACGATCATTGATACTAGTCAATGGTATGACTTCTAAGTCACCAAAGTCTGGTTCACCGATAAGTATCTGCCAATCCACAGGCATCTTAACTAGGTTGCCACCGATATTTAATACCAGCGCAGGGCTATTGAAGCTTTCTAAAAAGATCAATGGGATAAAGAAATAATCTGGATTCTTTGGGTCGCTGTTATCTAATATAGCGAAACGTAGATCCTCGACTTCATCTGGTATCTCATTCATCTCATATGCTTGGTTTTCTAGGGTTAGTATATACATAAATTACTGCCAATCAGTCTTTTCAACGATGAATGGGTAGTTAGCCTCCTTGTAAAATTGCTTTCTTTTAGTTAAATGCCTTTTGGCAAACTTACATGTTGATGTTATGTCCCATATTTGGACGAAGTCTTTGTCTTCCGCTTTGCGAATGCCACGCCCGATACTTTGGATGACCCTAACAAAGCTCTTACCGGGCTCAATAAGCACAAGGTTAAAAACACGAGGAATGTTGATGCCAACAGCAGCAACACCGTAAGTGGCAACAATAACCTTGTCATCCATGGTCGCAATATCATCATATTGTTCTTTTCTATCATCTGCTTTAGTGCCTCCTGACACGAATACAGCATCTTTAATTTTTTCTATCAATGCCCTACCTGGGGCGATACGATCTACTAGGACCAAGGTATTACCTGACTTACGGATTGACTCTACCAACTTGGCGATATAGTTTAATCGTTCTTCTGTTTCAAGTAAGTATCGTAACTCACTTTGATAATCTTTATACTCTACATGATCAACTAACTGTAGTACGTTCACATGGCAGTTGGCTAATACGCCCTGCTCTTGTAATTCACTGGCACTCAGCCGGCCAATAACGTCACCTATACTACACTTTAGGCTGACAAATTCGTAGTCTTCTTTAGGTATCGTGCCAGTTAATCCCCAGCGTATAGGTATGTGTGCCATTACACCAGTGAGCAGAGTTTTAAGTGCATCTGCTTTAGCCATATGCACTTCGTCAACCATGACACAGACTACATCCTGTAAGAACTCACCGATGGTGATATCCACTTCATGATTACGTGATCCTTTTAACAAGATGTTCAAACTCTGCCAAGTGCAGATTGTATGCGTCTTACCAAACTCTTTACGGTCTCCAAAATACACACCAACATCAAGTCCCATGTTCTTATAGTCAGCTTCTGTCTGTGTGACCAAACTCTTGTTTGGAACAATAACAATAGTACGACCATGTGGCTCACAGCAATAACTTAATGCGGCTGTGATTAGAGTCTTGCCTGCACCTGTGGCGATTTCTTGCAGGCATTGTGGATTCTCAAGGAACTTGTTAATGATCTCAACTTGATAATCTCTTAACACGATTGGTTGACCTGCCATAGGATGTTTAGCCGGCCACATGATATGTTCAAATGTTGTTTCGGTCACTTCTTCAAAGTCATACTGTGTTTTGTAATCACGTAGATCTTCTAACTCTAGGTGATAGCCTTGACTATCTAAGTAAGGAATGATTTCTGGTAATAGGTTAACATAAGTGCTACCACCCATTTGGAAGAATGCTATCTTACCATCCCAACGTCCTAGACGGACTGCGGGCAGATAACGTGCACCAGGAATCTCATACTTGAACTTGTTGCTGAGTTCTTTGCGTTCATGTAAGTCTAAGCCTTCTATCTTTACATTAACTTCATCTTTGATTATTAGTCGGGCTAGTGCCATTAGTCGTATTCTCTTATTTGTGTTGCACCATAGTAGATGATCTTTTCTGCTCTACGTGTCCAGTCCATCTTACGTCCACCAAACATCATCTCAAAGGTAGTTACCATCAATGGCACAGGAAAGTCCCAGGTCGCAGGTATCTTTCCAGCATATACTACTTTAACACGATATGGATCATAATCGCTAGTCTTAGTCTTACCATTTCTATCAAATCGCACGATCTCTTCTTCTTCAAAACGTGAGAGATCTATTTCAAACAAGGTAGGATTGTAAATGCAGACGGGATAACGATCTGTGATTTCAGCATAGTCAAATATCATGTTCAAGTGTGTAGGGCTTGGCGGTAGGTGTATGCTGTGCTTACTACCAATGGCCACTAGTGCTGTAGGATAATGTTCCATACAGTAATTTTTAATATCATCATCTATGTCATAACCACACAGGCCTGCATAGTCGATTAACTTGACTAGATTATCTCGACCAAACCCACCACGCTGTTCAATATATTCATTTAAACTGGTTGATGCATTAGTAATAGTATATCCACTACCTTGTTGGACCAGTTTAATCTCATATAGTTGCTGTTCACACTCAAGTATCTGTGCAAATAATTCCTGCACATGATGATCAATTTCAAACCCGTGGCCATTGGCCCAAGGTATGATCCAGTTGACATTGTATTCTGTGATGGCCAAGTTCCATTGTTTTTTATCACGATCATACCAGGCCCGTCCTTGGCTAGCTTCCCTAAAGTTTTGTAGCTCTTTGATCAAGTCGTTGTCATAGGGGAACTTGACTACTATGCAGTCACTATCTAACCAAACAGCTTTGGTACGATCCATCTTGCGTGGTGCCAGTCTGAACACAGGAGTCTCCGCTGGACCTACATCTATACCCAGCTTGGCAAACTGTCTACGGTACTTTAATACCAGTTTAACAGCTAGTTCTGCTTGCTTATCTGTCAGTGCCGTGCCAAACACAGTTGTTGATGCCATGCTGTTGACTATGGCTATGTCATAGCGGGCCAGACTTATTCTGTTCACACTGTTTGGGGTTATTAAAGCAGTAAGTCCCACTTCATAACCACCAAGATATTCCAAATAGTCTTCGATGTGCGGATAGGTTAACATACTATTAGTATATAGTGGTTAGTATTGGAAAGTCAACCTAAAAAGAAGCCCGGGTATTTCTACACAGGCTTTGAGGTCACCGCACTAAGAGCTAGATTATAATTCTTTTTCGACCTCAGCAATACTATAATTAAGTTTATCTATAATCCAATCTATACCGGGCCCACCCAATCCACCCCTAGCCAATACTCTGCGTGATTGAATTATTATTTTAAATCTGTTTTGCAAATCACGTATGGCTGTTAGTAATCGTTTATTTTTTACACCTTTGAAATACTTGGTTAAGTCTTGTACCTGCCTATCAATTGTCTCGAGCCCACCATATTGTTTTAAAAATCCCATACCTATAGCTCGTTTGATAAAATTTATGGCAAATATAGTTTTATCTTTTAAAACTTGATCAGGATCTGCAGTCGCTACAGGTATCTCAGCTTCAGCGATAATGTCAGAGTATTTTCTAAAGAATTTTGGATCCATATTGTATTTATAAAAAGAAACCCAAGGATTAGCTTGGGCTTTGAGGCTACCGCACTAGGAGCTAGACAGTTTGAAGCACGGTAGAAACTTGATACTAATATATATCCTACATTCGCAGGATACGATTAGTTCTTGATATTAGATCTTTCTTAGTAGGTAGTTAATGCCAGCTAGGGCAAAGTTGATCACAGCACCCATCAAATTACCTGTGCCCAGAGCGTCAATTCCAAAGGCTGTAAATAAGCCTATCAAGAACCAAGTAACCTGCACTGAGTTTATTACCATCCATGTTCTAAATTTATCGTACAT